AGTTAAAGAGTCGAGATAAGTGGAATCCATCAAGTAAGAAAAGATGAGTGAGGAAGGAAAGAGTGCAAACGTACTTATAAATAGAAACAACTTAGCAGCGATATTTGATCTCTTGATACAAGTCCACTTGAGAGGTCAACTCTCAAGAGATGAACAAGCCTTTATCAGAAACTTTGTAGAGTTACCTGAAGCACCAAGTATACCAAATAGGAAAGCTCGTAGAGCAAACAGAAAGACTATTGAGAAGATATTCAGAGAAGAGGCAAAACGTAAAAGAGATGAAGATTAACCAACTGGATTTATTTAGTGGGATAGGTGGATTTCATTTAGGCTTTGAACGTGCTGGATATAAAGTGCAAAGTTATTTCTCTGAGATAGACCAACACGCAATAGCAGTATATAAACATCAATTTAAAGATTCAAAATATGTCGGAGCAGTTAGAGATGTTCGAGGAGCAGACCTCCCGAACATCGACCTCATCACTTTTGGAAGTCCTTGTCAAGACTTTAGTCTCGCTGGAAGGCGTGAAGGTATGGAAGGAGAACGGTCAGTTCTTATCCTTGAAGCAATACGGCTTATCAAAGAATGCAGACCAAGAGCTTTTGTCTGGGAGAATGTTAAAGGAACTTTCTCCTCAAATGATGGCGCAGACTTTGCGGCAATCCTCCAAGCCTTTACCAACATTGGGGGTTATAGACTTGAATGGGAACTGCTTAATACATCGTGGTTTCTACCCCAAAACCGAGAGCGGATATACCTTGTCGGATATTCTACAACCTCAAGAGGAGATTGGCGAGGAGTATTTCCTATCGGACAAAGCACAAAGCAAAATAATGTTGTAGCAAAAGAGATAAACAAAGATTTTTATAAAGTAAAAAGTGGCACTAAGTGTGGTTATGAAATAGCTACGGAGGGAGATAGTATAAGTCTTGTGCAAGAGTCATCTACTAGGAGAGGAAGAGTAGGTAAGAAACAAGCACAAACAATTCAACCTACCTCAAATCAAGGTGTAATACATCCAAAAATTATTGGGTATACAAGAGATTCAGAAGGCAAGGTTACTGACCGACACTTGAAAGATGAGGCTGGTACTATACACGCCTCTACTGGTGCTGGTGGTAATACTGACCAGTTCGTACAATTAGATACAAAGTACAATTACAAGAAAGTCAATGAGACTATTGAGCAGAATCCTAATGAGTTTAGAGAGGGGGAGGCTCGTATGATGGACTTACATAATCGTAAAGTACAAGACATATCTCCTTGTTTAGTAGAGCCACATCATAATGCTGCATCATTGTTTAATGGCTACCGAATCCGTAGACTAACTCCTATTGAGTGCGAAAGGTTACAAGGCTTTCCTGATAATCACACCGAGTATGGAAATTACGATGGTGTGATAAAAAAGATGAGCAATACTCAAAGATATAAGCAATGTGGTAACGCAGTCACCGTGGATGTGGTACAAGCAGTAGCACAAAAAATGAAGTATATATATGACCATTAAAGATACTATCATTGAAAGATACTCAGATGAGCAAGAGGTTACTTTTGCAGACGGCTTTGATGAAGCTATTATTGGTTTTGATCCATACTCTTCGAGAGTGGTTTACTCAAGAGAAACTTGTATATATATTATAATGCAAGAGGATTATTCATATGAAGATGCTCTAGATATTCTATGCTATAATACTTTTAATACGGATATCGGAGAACATACTCCGATATTTGTAGATGATATTTTATAATTTTGTAAAAACAACCAACTATGAAAATCAAATTACCAAAAGAACAAAGGGAGAAACTTAGACACTTCGTCATATCAGGATGTGACTGGTATGTAGAATTAGCCTTCCACGAAGGACAAAGAGGCGATTACTATAACCCTCCAATGGATGACTATTATGAAGTCTTGAAGATATATAATAGCGAATATCAGAAGGTCTACTATGGCGATATATGGAATGCTATAGCTGACGAAGTAGAATATATACTATAATGAAGGATGGATGGTTTTGCTATGTATGCTCTACGAGAGCAACTCATCATCTTAGGAGAGATGATAAAGGACAATTCAGACAATCGTATTGCAGTTCTTCAACTGGAGGCTCTATACTCTTCCATCAGCTTTTGTATGACCTCCGTAGAAAAGATAGAGAGTAATATCTTAGATGCTCAGATAGTAAATGCTAAACTAGAGAAAGAGAATAGTGACCTCAAGAGAGAGATAAAGGCTCTTAATAAAAAAGTAGAGGATTTACTAGAGCGTATAGAATTATAGGTTATATTATCGCAACCTAGAATCCTATGAAACTACTAGAGAAACTTTCCAAAAGAGACAAAGACTGGATGCGTATGGCTCAGAGCTTTGGTCTTGACAAGGAAACCTCTAGAGACTTAGTTCAGGAGATGTATCTCAAGTTGTACGAGAAAACAACGTACGACAAAATCAAGTACGGAGATGATGATGTGAACACGTTCTATGTTTACGTTACTTTAAGGAACTTATTCTATGATAGAAAGAGGTCTAAGGTTTTATTGGTGGAACTGAAAGAAGACTTTGAATATGAGGAGTCTAGTAATGATTGTAAGCATCTCCTTGAAGAGATGCTTGATGATATATCTGAAACTATTGAGAATCTACATTGGTATGACCGAAAGATATTCGAGATATACTATGGAAACAATGAGACCATAAGGCAACTGAGCGAAGGCTCAAAAATAAGTTCAAGTTCAATATTTAATACGCTGAAGAATGTCAGAACAAAAATCAAAGAAAAGCACAAAGAAAAGTACCAAGAGTACAAAGCCTCCCAAGAGTAGAGGACTAGGAGACGAGATAGCAAAAGTAACTAAGGCTACTGGTATAAAGAAAGTCGTAGACTTCTTTGCAGAGGCAACTGGTTTAGATTGTGGATGTGATGCTAGACAAGAGGCACTTAATAGAAAGTTCCCTACACGCAATGTAATAGAATGTTTGAACGAGGGAGAGTATACAACTCTTACCGAGTTCTTCAATAATTTCAAAGGCAATGTCATAGAGGAGAAGTACACCGAACCATTAGCAAGGATACACTCCAGAGTCTTTGGTCACACGTTCTCTATTCCGTGTTCTTGTTCCCCAAAGGAATGGAAGCGACTTATAGGAGACCTCAAAGGAGTATACGCTACTTATGAGGGAAGTTGATTTGTTCAACATACTCAAGATAACTCATTGCAGAGACTTGGAGAAAAGCGAGAACCAGTATTCTCGCTTTGACTGCTACTCCAAAAAATACAAGATGGACATAGAATTGAAGTGTAGGAATAAGCACTACGATGACCTGATTATAGAGAAGGATAAATATGATGCTTTGATCCGTAGAGCAAAGCAGTATGAAACAACTCCCTTCTACATCAATAGCACACCTCAAGGTATCTATGTCTTCAACCTAAGTAAGATAGATGAACCTATATGGGAGGATATGAAAGGACTGCCTAAAACCTCACACTTTACCGATAGGAGCAGAATCACTAAGACCGTAGGGTTCTTGTCTATACATTTGGCTAATAAGATAAGTGAATAACTTATCTTAGCAACTAAGAAACAATATATCTAAATTAGTATATTACAACACTAACTAAATAAATTATTATGGGAACTATCAAAACCTTTATTAAGAAGTATTACCCTCCAGTAATACTAACTCTATTATTTATTGCTGGACTACTTGTGCTATCCGTTCTCTTGAACTGGATAGAACAAAGCACCACTAACCTACCAATACAATACCGATAGTATGCACAACGATAAAAAGATATTGATGCTTGATGGTGTCTACCAAGAGGTAGGACACCTTGAGCAGATAGCACTAGACGATGAGCAATACTACGGATATCTAGGTAAGGCAGCATTGTCATCCTCGTCTATTAAGATGCTACTACAATCTCCTAAGACCTATAACTACGTTACTACCTATGGTCAAAATACTAATAGCAAAGCTCTGCTTATTGGTAAGTTGTTTCACTTAGCAGTCCTTGAACCTCATAAGATGGATGAGGTCAAGGTAGTAGATGTACAAAGCAGAAACTCTAAGACATTCAAAGAAGCCTTAGAAGAAGGTGTAGAGGTTATCACTAGAAAAGAGGAAGGAGATATACGGAGATTGCAAGATGCAATGCTCCGAAATGAGAAGGTACTATCTTACCTCAAGGAGTCATACTTTGAGATACCTAGAGTAGATGAATTAGATGGTATGCCGTTTAGAGCAAAAGCCGACATACTACAAGGCAATCATATTATTGATCTCAAGACTACGCAAGACTTAGATGCATTTAAATATAGTAGCTATAAGTACGGATATGATATACAAGCATACATCTACTGCAATCTATTTGACATACCTCCTGAGAACTTCCACTTTGTCGCTATAGACAAAGGGAGTCTAGACATAGGAGTGTATCACGTTAGTGAGGAGTTTTACGAGAGTGGTAAGAAACGAACTCGCAAAGGAATCCAAATATATAAGAAGTTTTTCCAAGAAGGCATAGACTTAGATAGTTACTATATAGAGGAGACTTTATAAGTAATACAATATGACACAAACTGACACTAAAAAAAAGGCAATGATAGCGGCACTACAACAATCTCTTGGTGTAGTGACCTCTGCTTGTAAGGCGGTAGGTATATCTAGAGAGACACATTACAAATGGTTGAGAGAGGATGTAGACTATAAGTATCAAGTGGAAGACTTATCGAACATCGCTCTTGACTTTGCAGAGAGCCAACTACACAATCAAATAAAAAACGGAAGTACACCAGCTACAATCTTCTATCTAAAAACTAAGGGAAAGAAACGAGGATACATTGAGAGGCAAGAGATACAACACGAGAATCTAGAGCCTCTGACCATAGAGATTATAGATAGCACGAGTGAAGACGAATAAGGTATTCAAACACCTTCAGAATAGTTCTAAGAGGATAATAGTAGAACAAGGCGGTACAAGGTCAGGTAAGACATATAACATCCTTATATGGCTTATCTACTATTGTATGCAGAATCCAAACAAACGGCAGATAATCACAATCTGCCGTAAGACCTTTCCTTCGGTCAGAGCATCCGTGATGAGAGACTTCTTTGAGATACTGAAGTCAATGAATAGGTATGACTGGACAAAGCATAATAAATCCAATAGCGAGTATATCTGCTACGGCAACATCATAGAGTTTATATCCTTAGACCAACCTCAGAAGATACGAGGTAGAAAGAGAGATATGCTCTTCTGCAATGAGGCTAACGAACTTACCATAGAAGATTGGAGGCAGTTGGTAATGCGTACTACTGGTAAGATTATTCTTGACTATAACCCATCAGATGAGTACCATTGGATATATGACCAAGTTATCACAAGACCAGATTGCGAGTTCTTCAAGACTACCTACAAAGACAATCCCTTTCTATCTGCTACTATCAAGGAGGAGATAGAAAGACTCAAACTAACTGACGAGAACTACTGGAGAGTTTACGGTCTTGGAGAGAGAGGGCAAAGCAAGGCTACCATATTCACACATCAAGAGGTAAGTCATATTCCTGAAGGTTCTACTTTGATCGCTGGAGGGATGGACTTTGGATTTACTAATGACCCTACCACGTTAGTCTTAGCCTATCGTAAAGACATAGACTTATACTTCGATGAGTTGGTGTATCAGACTGGTCTTACCAATAGAGACATTCACAACAAGCTAACCTCTTTAGGATTTGATAGAAGGGTAGAGATATTCGCAGATAGTGCAGAGCCTAAGTCCATCCGTGAGCTTCAGCTATTCGGATGGAATATAAAAGCTACGGCAAAGGGTAAAGACTCAGTTATGGCTGGG